CCCATGGGTCGGTGACCATCACGGTACCGGCCAGCGCCATGGTGGCGGTGCAAAGTGACGATCGGGCCAAAATTTCGGAGATACTGGGTTATCCCAATTATCCGGACAGTGTGAACCTGATCGTGGAAATCCAAAGCGGCAACTACACCACCGCGGCTTTTACCGATGAAACACAAGTGATCATCGAGGCCGGTGCGGCGCCGGTGTATTACGATTACGGAGCGGCGGCGGCGGTGAAACCCACCTCCGTACAAAGTACACCGATTGCATTGGACGCCACCGGCGCCTTGACCGCGGCCATGATACTGGGCGGGATTGTCACCAGTACCACGGCGGCGGCGGTGGATGGCACACTGCCCACCGGCACCGTGATGGAGGCGGCCACCTCAATGGCGATCAATGACGCGGTGGATTGGAGCGTGATCAATACCGGCGCCAATGCCTTCACCCTGGTGGCGGATACCGATCACACTGTGGTGGGCAATGTGGTGGTACCGGCGGGCGGATCGGCGCTGTTTCGCACCGTGAAAACCGCCGCGGGTGTCTTTGTTACCTATTCACTGACCAACCCATAATCATCCATTAAAACCACCTGAAAGGGGCCCTTAAAAAAGGCCCCTTTTTTATTGAAAGGAAACCCAATCATGCTGAAAAAAGGCTATAGCCAAAAAAGCATATCGAAAAATATCAAATCTGAAATGGATGCCGGCAAACCGAAAAAACAAGCGGTGGCCATTGCGCTGGATGTAGCGCGCAGGGCGAAAAAAAAGGCCGGCAAAAAACCCGTGAAAAAAGGGGGTAAGTGATGGAATTTCCCCGCCTGGTTTATCTGTCTGCAAGCCAACACACCCTGGTGAACGATCAGGATGAATTCGATGCGGCCATTGCTTCGGGGTGGTTCGCATCGGTGCCTGAATGTGTATCCAGCACCGGTACACCTTGCTCACTACCTGATGAGGAGCCCACCACCGTGAACGATGATACTGAGGAAAATGCGGATACTGAGGAAAATGCGGATTCTGAGGATCTGGAGGAGGATATCCCGGAGCCCACCCGCGAGGAATTAGAGGAAAAGGCGCGCGAATTGGGTATTGGGTTTAATGGCAATACCAAAGATGAAACGCTGCTTAAAAAAATTGAAGAAATCCTGGCCGGCGAAAGCTGATCATTTTTTTTAAAGGATCAAAAAAATGTCTTGGACCAAGCGCCAATTTGTGATTCAGGCTTTTGAGGAAATCGGATTTGCGAGCTATCAATTTGACCTTGAGCCCGAACAACTGCAGGCGGCGCTGCGGCGCCTGGACAGCATGATGGCCACCTGGAACGGAATAGGATTGCGCCTGGGTTATCCGATCCCCTCATCACCCAACGATTCGGATCTGGACACCATCACGCAGGTGCCCGATGCCGCTAATGAGGCGATCTATACCAACCTTGCATTACGCCTGGCCGGTACCGTGGGCAAACAGGTGATGCCTTCAACGCTTTCCATTGCTAGAAAATCCTACAATGATCTGTTGCTCAAAATCGCCCAGCCGATTGAAAAGCAATTCCCGGGCACGATGCCCAGCGGCGCGGGGAACAAGCCATGGAGGGATGATAATCCATTTTTAGACAAACCCACGGATCCGGTGACCACCGGGGGCGATGGGCCACTGGAATTTAACTAAAGGGCATTCAATTAAAGGAATTACACCATGCCGCAAATAAATCAACTGGCGCTTTTAACGCTCGTTTCCTCCGGTGACCAGATCCCGGTTTACAGCCAGCAGAATGGGGACGCCAGGCGCCTGCCCATCAGTGCGCTTTTGACGTTTTTCCAGCAGCAATTCGCAAGCCCCACCGTATCCACCAACCTGTATGTGCCTGGTACCGGATTCAATATTGCGGTACCCACCCCGGTGGCGGATCAGCAATGGATGATATTACAGCCGGCCGGATTATTGGCCACCGGCACCATCACGCTGCCATTGAATACCGACACCCCGGACGGTACTGAAATCCTGGTCACCACCACCCAGCAGATCACCGCCTTTACACTGGCATTAAACGGCGCCACCGCGGCCTATGGTGCGCCCACCACATTAGCGGCGGATGATTTTTTCCGGATGCGGTTTTATTCGGCCACCAATAGCTGGTACCGGATCGGATAATCGGGATTAAAACACCATGCAAATACCGATTTTAAACGGCACCTTTTCCGATGATTCGCCGGATCTGCGGGTGGCGTATCCGCGCAACATGCAACCGGTACCGGTGCAAACCGGGATCAGCAATGGTTACCTGCGCCCCACTGAGGGGCTCATCAAAGTCAATGAAGGCCCGGGCACCGATCGGGGGAGCATTAACTGGGATGGCCGCCATTACCGGGTGATGGGTACCAAATTGGTGGAGGTGACAATCAGCGGCGCCGTTAATGAGTTGGGGGATGTGGGGCCCGGGGATTGGGTGACCTTCGATTATTCCTTTGATTATCTTGCCATCGCCTCAGGTGGGCGCCTGTATTATTGGGATGGCGGAATACTCACTCAGGTGACCGATCCGGACCTTGGGGTGGTGCTGGATGTGATCTGGGTGGATGGGTATTTCATGACCACGGATGGCGAATTTCTGGTAGTGACCGAATTAAATGATCCTTTTTCGGTATTGCCCACCAAATACGGATCATCCGAAATTGATCCGGATCCGGTGGAAGCCCTGCTTAAACTGAAAAACGAACCCTATGCGCTGAACCGTTACACCATCGAAGTTTTCGACAACATTGGCGGCAATGGTTTTCCCTTTCAGCGCATCGATGGGGCGCAGATTGAAAAGGGCACCGTGGGCACGCATACCTGTTGTTTGTTTGGCGATGCCATCGCGTTTATGGGCAGCGGGCGCAATGAATCGATTTCCATCTATTTGGCGGCCAGTGGATCCTCTGCGCGAATCGCCACCCGGGAAATTGATCTGCAGTTAAAGGCCTATTCCGAATTGGAACTGGCGGCGGCAAAGATTGAGGAGCGCATGGATGCGGGCCACCAGCTGTTATATGTGCATTTGCCCAATAAAACGCTGGTGTATGATGCGGCCGCCTCCAAAATCGTGGGCCAGCCGGTTTGGTTTATTCAATCGAGCAGTTTAACCGAATCGATTTACCGGGCGCGCAATTTTGTGTGGGTGTATGACCGCTGGTGGGTGGGGGATCCCACTTCCCACTGGATGGGGTATTTGAGTGAAAAAATATCCGGGCATTGGGGGCAAAAAATCGGATGGGAATTCAACACTGGCATTGTGTACAACGAAAGCAATGGCGCGATTTTTCATGAATTGGAGCTGGTGTGTTTGACCGGCCGCAATGCGCTGAATACCAATTCCACACTATGGACGCAATATAGTTTTGATGGTGAGGTGTGGAGTATGCCCAAATCCATCCGCACCGGCACCATCGGAAACCGACAAAAGCGCCTGATCTGGCTTTATCAGGGATCGATGAACCACTGGCGCATCCAGCGATTTTTCGGCACCAGCGATGCCCAGATTGCCCCGGTGCGATTGGAGGCAAGACTGGAGGCCCTGGCATGGTAGACAGTAATTTTTCGAGCGATCCCCGGCCACTTACCCGCAAGGAACTGGCGGAGTTTCTGCCATCGCAGCGGGCGATCCGGGCCTTTGAAAAGTTATTTGATCTGGTGCCGGTGGACCTTGTTGAATTGTACGCTTTGGTGGAGGCGGCGCTGTTGGAATCGGGCACCGCCAATGCCAACGCGGTGGCGGCGCTGTATCAGATCAAAAAGGCCATCGATAACCATGCGGTGGATCGAGCTATCCCGGCCACCAACAAACCCAAAATTGATTACATTGATTTCAATTCCATGGTGCCCCACGCCAGCAAAGTGGGGCGCCTGGTGTGGAATGCCGATGAGGATACTTTGAACCTGCACCATGAGGGGGAAGTAACGCTTCAGGTGGGCCTTGAGGAGTATTCCCGGGTTACCAATAATCAGGCCTATGATTTTTCCAATGGGGAGGTGGTCGGGCTCAGTTATCCAACCGCGTCAACGGTGGATCTTTTTATTGCGGATGGCAGTATTCCGAGCTTGTTTGTCATTGGGATCGCAACCCAGGATATTTTAGCGGGTGAAACCGGCAGGCTAACGGTGCGTGGCAATGTGAACGGCATCGACACCACCGGAACACCCTACGGCGAAACCTGGGCGGCGGGGGATATCTTATACGCTTCCACCACCGTGGCAGGGGGTTTAACCAATGTAAAACCCACGGCGCCGGATTTGTGCATCCCGGTGGCGCTGGGGATTGTGGTTCACGCCACCCTGGGTGTGATTACGGTGCGCCCCACCATTGAACAGGATTTTTTTTACGGATCCTTTTTGCGCCTGGCGGATGCCACGGTATCGGCGGCCAACACCGCCACCGCTTTGCAATGGGATACGGTGCGCATCGAATATGGAGTGGAACTGGATGGATCCAATCCATCGCGGATTTATTGCCGGCAATCGGGTTTGTACAAATTCGCGGTAG